CTAACGATTAAGCGTCGTTAGCGCCTAACGCCGCGGTCCTAGGACCACGGCACCCAGCCAACCTTGTATGAAAGGACACCATCGCGGGGAATAACACCCCCTTGACGATTCCCACACCCATAGGTCGCGCAAGCTAGTACAACATCGCTAGAAAACCTGTCGTATTTGATTACTCTCATACGGTGAGGTCTTATGGCTTTGATGTACCTGATACCGCTCCTGCTACGTGTGGTCCATCTGTCTGCGGCATCGTGGATAACGATGTCTCCGAGGTCTTTAGGACCCCGGCAAGATCGTACCCTTGAAGGGATACAATCAAGGACAGTAAACCAAGCACGCCTACTAATCTGGAAACCCGTAAGGGCCAACCGATCGGTAAGATGGCTAATGCCATTAGCAAAAGCGATAAAGTCTTGAGGTCCACTTGGAAGCTCCTTGAGGAAGTAGGGACGTACTGGTTTCCCAGTAAAGAAATCGCCCCCGCAGCTCTCTCGGAAAGGAATCTCGTCGAAATAGGTTTTATCCGCATTCAACTCGAAACCCAGGAACTCAAGAACCGACTTCAGAGGACGAGCAACATTGTTTTTCACAATGATGTCGTCGCCGAACGCGAAGACGTCGTTGCCTAATTCACCTAACCCGCCGCAATTTCTCGCGACGGAACAGGCTATGGCAGCGAAAAGAATCGTCTCAAGTTCGAACGTGAAGCCGTTACCCATGCTTGAAAATTTCTCAAGCACGACCCACTTGCCATCCAGCAGCGTTTTCTTTGATCGAAGATCATCGAGCGCTGTGAACCACGCATGGGGTAGCAATAGTCTGACAAGATCTATCGCTACGGTATCGCTTGCATTAGAGAGGTCGAGAGTAGCAAACTCTCGCGTGACAGAGGATGCTTCGGCAACCCGCCGATGTACATCTTGTGCACGATCTAAGTCCCAGCCAGCGTAAGCCTTATAGATAGTAACAAAGTTACTATCCTTTCGGACGTTACGTGGTCGTCTTGCTAGACGCTGCCTCAACTGACGCCCGAGGGCGAGTTGATAGAAGACGTTGATCGATGGCTCTACAGCTATCGAACGGTCCGTCTTTGCAGTTTTAGCGACCGTTGTGAAACGGTTACCAGGGCTTAGTACAAACTCTCCGCAACGTTGTGCAAAAGCTGCACCCCATTGAGTACCTAACCACTGCGGTAGGTACCAAATGGCGTCACGTGTCATAACGGGGTCGGTAGACATTTTGTCGGGTACAGTGGTTTTCCCGCCACGGTTCGCAAAAGTCGCACCTGGCCCGAACCTTCCGATCGCAAGATCGTCTGGTCCGTAGCCTATCCAACTGGCTATCACTTTTCGAGTCGTAGACAGGAAGTCTACGATCGCAGCGTCCTGCCCCTCTTCGTAAAGAAGATTTTGGGGCAGATACGGCTGGAGTCGCCGGTTGGTTCGTTTGCACTGTCGTTCCCCTTGCCACCACTTAGTGATGGCGGTGGCGCGTCTGTCGTGAGAAGTTGGAAGCTCTTTCAGCTTTCGCAATATCCCACAGGCAGCAGCATCACGGGCGTACGATTCTGCATCGAGGTACAATCTTGGATCAGGATTCATCTCCGAGATCCCGTCCCAGTCACCGTATCGCATTTTTATAGCGACACTAAGTGATAGGGGCGTTGCTAGGTCCTCTAACAGGTGAGAGACCGCTCGCGTCACTTCATTTGGCAGCAAGCTACGTATCATCCCGCTCACTCGTGGTTTTCGCAAACAGCAACGGTAAATCCGTCGAAGTGGCGAAGATGACCACAAGTGGCCCATGCATCAATAGACTCTTTAGAGAGCCCATCGATGTTATGGGAGCCCACGAGCAACCACGCCAGAAGGTAGTGGCTGAAAAGAACCCCTTTAGGGATCCAACGAGCCTCTTGACACGCGCCATCTGGTCCGTAGACACAGAGACGTTCGCAACGAGTAAAGCGTCCACTGGAATTCCTTCCAGTGAAACGTTCTACATCAATGCGGCAATCCTTGTGCTTCAGTGAAAAGATAACGCGGAAATTAAGAAAGTTCATAGGAAACTCCTAATGAGGTTTTACGTGGGTGCGTACCCGGCCTGAACCGCCGACTTCGTCAACGTCGCCGCGCAGAGATTCAAAAACTGCGCGATTTCGTTGAGGTTGGCCGACGGAATGGCCTGAGGCATGGTGATGATAGCGTTGACAACCATCCGATCCTTCGCCGAGTACAGGGTCGTGGTCGAATCCTGCGTCGCGTAGGGCTGGACATATTCCAGTACCAACTGACGTGCAGTTTTCGGACCATTCCATTTGGAACTGACCTTGAACATTGAACGAAGGCCGACTGGTAGTCCAGCTGCTGCGCCAGTATCCTGACGCCACACAGCGGGGGAACCATCGCCCCCAGACGCCGACAGAGCATCGTAGATGATGTCGGTGACACCGTCAGATTTCTTGACGGTGATTGAAGCCATTGCTGGCATGAAAACTCCTTAAAGAGTTAAAATGTCCAAACAAGTCTCTTATGCCTTCTTCGCGAGAAGTTGGGTGAGGACGGCTGCGGCGTTTGCACACCGCTGCCACCCCCAGAGACGAGCTGGTCGTACTTTCAGGGAAGGGCCTGTGAGACCCTGCCTTCGTATCAGTTGAGCAGCAGAGTAGCTCCTAGTGTTAAACTTCGGCAAAAAGAAATTGCTGTTGTTTACATCTAGAAGTCTACTCTTAATACCCCAAAGACACCACGGGTTAGTTACCGTGAGCCCGAGGAAGTCACTTCCACTTTGAAGGAAGTCTCCCACGGTTGCGAACCAGTCGACGACAAAGGAGAAAGGAATTATCTCCCAAACA